ACTGCAAAGCTGTCATACACTGAACGTGAACACCCTACGGGCATTTCATGACTGACGATGTGATCCAGGAACCTACGGTGACTGGTGGCGACGATACAGATGCACTCAAACGCAGTATTGAGGCACTGGAACGCAAAAATTATGAGCTGATCGCCAAGCTCAAGGAAAACAAAGCCAAGGCACCTACTATCCCTGATGGCATCAATGTTGATGAGTTGATCGAGTTCAAACGCAACTACGAGCAACAGCAACTTGAACAGCAAGGCAAGTACGGTGAGGCACGGCAGGCACTGGAACAACAGTTCCGTTCAGCCACTGCCGAAAAGGATCAACGCATCAGTGAACTAGAAACCCGCGTCCGCGAGTTGGAACTGATGACGCCTGCCATGACTGCATTGGCTGAGATCGTCCACGATCCTGACTATGTGCTTAAGAGCAAACTGACCAGCGATCAAATCCAGCGCGAACCTGATGGCACAGTCGTTGTGGTCGATGGTTACCAGCGCACTCCTGTTGCTGAGTGGGCCAAGTCACTGCCCACTTGGATGCAGAAAGCACCCAAGCCACAGGGCAGTGGCGCACCAGCCGGTCGCAGTAGCGGTGCCGACATGACTGGCATAAAAAATCCATTCACGCCAGAAAACTTCAACCTCACCGAACAATCACGGCTATACAAAACCGACCGTGATATGTACGATCGGTTGAAGGCAGCAGCCAACCGCTAAGCTGTACGCATTAGCAGCAAGGTTACGCCGAGCCGCTGGGTTACGCCCACCACGCAAACAACACTCTTTGGAGAAACACCGTGGCGACACTTCGCTCCGATGTCATCATCCCCGAAATTTTCACTCCATATGTGCTTGAGCAATCTACCCTGCGGAACCAGTTTCTGTCTTCGGGTGTTGTTCAACCTATGGCCGAGTTGAATGCTACGGAAGGTGGTGATTTCGTCAACGTACCTTTTTTCAAGGCCAACCTGTCTGGCGACCTTGAAGTGCTATCTGATAGCACCTCACTGACACCCGGCAAAATCACTGCTGACAAGCAAGTTGGCGTGATCCTGCACCGTGGCCGTGCCTTTGAGTCACGCGACCTCGCAGCACTGGCTGCTGGCGCTGATCCCATGGCTGCCATTGGCGCCAAAGTTGGTGAGTATGTCGCCAACCAGCAACAGGTTGACCTGTACAAGTGCCTAGAAGGTGTATTCGGTGCCTTGACTGGTTCTGATTCACCTGCTTTTTCTGATCTGCGCTTTGACACCAGCGGCATGACCGCACTGGGTCCTAAGCAGGTTGCCCAAGCACGCGCCAAACTCGGCGATCAAGGCGACAAGCTTTCCGCTGTGGCCATGCACTCGGCTTGCTACTACGACCTCGTAGAGCGCAAGGCGATTGATTATGTGACCAACACAGAAGCCCGCCTGAGCACCGCTGCTACCGGCGCCAGCACCATTAACGCCATCGGCGGTTCTATTGCTGGTTCCTTCAGCAACGAGTACAGCATCCCCACCTACATGGGTCTGCGTGTGATCGTCTCCGACGACATCACCAACTCTGGTGGTAACTACGCTTGCTACTTCTTCACCAACGGCGCCATCGCCACTGGTGAGCAAGCTGCAATGCGCACCGAAACCGACCGGGACATCCTGGCCAAATCGGACGCCATGTCACTTGACATGCACTACCTGTACCACCCTGTTGGCGCCAAGTGGGCGGTGACTACCACCAACCCAACTCGCGCTCAACTGGCAACGGTGGGTAACTGGTCGAAGGTGTACGAAACCAAGAACATTGGTATCGTGCGTGCGACCATCACCTCCAACTTCGATTGATAGGAGGAACTAACCATGGCTTCCATTTTTGAGCTGGAGAATCCCGCCTTCGGGAACACCTACCGCAAGACCACTGTTACCGCTCTGTCCGCTTCTGGCGCTCAGACCGCTACCGCAGCCCAACTGCTTGGCGGCGTTTTTACTTGTACTGCTACCGCTGCATTTGCTTTGACGACCGCCACTGGCGCTCTGATTTGCACAGCTTTGGGTGCCGTCAACCAAAACGTTGTTGGTATCAGCTTTGAGTTCAGCATCGTCAACAACGGAACCTCCACGTTCCACATCACCTTGACTGCTGCCGCCACTGGCATCACGTTGAGTGGCGATGCGATCGTGGAAGCTGGTACTTCCAGCACCTTCCGTGCCCTCGTTACGGCTGCTGACACCCTTGTGATCTACAAGATCTGATGGGTTTGTTCGCTTTCCGGCGACTGCGTGAACAGGAGGCTGCCTCTAACGAGGTGGCCTCTTTTCCCGTTGAAGAGCCAGCTACTGTGGAAGTAGCACCCGAAGAAATTACCGAGCCGGTTAATGGCAATCGCACTCGTCGCAACAATCGGCGGAAGCACATCGAATACCTACCTGACGCTGGCTGACGCGCAAGACATTGTCGATGGTCTGGTCCTTGATGCGGATGTAACCGCATGGGGCACCGCAACCACTGACGCTAAGAACCGCGCACTGTACACCGCTGCCCAGAGGCTGGACCGTGAACGTTTTCTTGGTGCTCGCGCTACTGACACCCAGTCAATGCAATGGCCTCGAACTGGAGTACGGAAGCCTGATACCTATATCAACACCTACGCGACAGGTTTCCCGTTTCGCATTACCACGGACTATTTCACTGACGGTGAGATCCCACCGCAGATCAAGCAAGCCCAGGTGGTGCTGGCCGTCTACCTCAACAACAACACTGATAGCCTCGGCTTGAGTGGTCTTGAGGACTACAACAGCGTTAGCATCGGCCCCATCAGCGTCAGCGTGAACACCAGCAGTCCGCAGGCTGGCGCCGACAAGGTGCCGCCAATGATGGAACGGTATCTAACTGGCCTTAGAATCAGTGGACCAGGAAACATTGCTATCCGTCGGAGCTGATCATGTCTGAGTACGCCATTGGTTTTGAGTACATCAGCGACACAGCTGCCCATACGGGTCGCTTTAACGAACTGGTGGCCTTTGAGGATTCAGTGATCGCAAGTGCCGTGATCTTGAATCAAAGCGGCAACACCTTCACTAGCGTGCCTCTCAAGGCTGGTCAGTCTGTTGAAGCGGTGTTTACCAGTGTCACGCTGGCATCCGGCAAGATCGCTGCTTACAAAATCTGATCATGGGTGATTCCAACGTATTAGGCATTGATTATTCCAAAGGCGCAACTTTTGTTGACGCCGCAACAACAGTGACTGGCCGCTGGTGCGCGATTACTTTTTTGGGCAGCGCAGCAATCACTGAAATTATTAGCACCAACTATGACGGGGCATCATTGGCCGGTCATACTCCTACTGCTGGCGTAACAATTTATGGTGTTTTCACCAGTATTAACCTGTCGGCTGGCCACTGCCTTGCCTACAAGCTCTGATGGCACTAGCTTCCTCGCTACAGAAGACCGCCTCCAAGCTGATGGGCAAGTTTGGTGGTGCGTTGACCTATAGACGGGTCACCAGCGGCACCTACAACGCCTCGACAGGCGCGGTAACCGAGACGGCGACCGATTACAGCCTGCTTGGCGTATTACAAGATGTGAACGCCCGTGAGGTCAACGAGCTAGTCCAAGCTGGTGACAAGCGGCTGTTCATCGCAGCAACCGACCTAGCCGTAACGCCCAGCACCGCCGACCGCGTAATCATCAGCACCGTGTCGCATCAGATCATCACCGTGCAGACCATCGAGCAAGACAACCAGGCGATCACCTACGAACTGGTCCTACGAGCCTGATCATGGCAAGACGCATCAACATCGGCCAAATTGGTAACTTCTGCGAAGGCCAGATGAACCAGTTGGTCCACGCGGTGGTATTTGAAACTGATGCGGAACTAAAAGCGCAAAGTCCGGTAGACACAGGTCGGTTCCGTGCTAGTTGGGTAATTGGTGAAAATGCCACAGGCAATTACGATGCCGGTCCACAGCAAGCTGCTACGGGAGCCTACGTTGGTCAGACAAGACCGCCAAAGAATCCAGAACCACCACTGCCAGCGGGAATTAATTACAGACCTGGCAACGAGCGCATCGGCAACACATACTCCATTCATAACTCGTTGCCATACGCCGAACGATTGGCTTATCAGAACTGGTCGACGCAAGCGGCGGCAGGATGGGTGGACATCATTGCCCGGCAGATGGTCAATCGCGTTAGGCAGTTGGCTGACACCATCGGGAGGCAAGGCTAATGGCCGCACTGGATCTCAACGCAATCCGCGCCATCGTCGAAGGTCGCCTTGCCACTGAACTAGCTACCGCGCCAGTCATACCAGTGGTGTTCCATAACGTGGCCTACACGCCCACGCCAGGCAGCACTTGGGCGCAGTGTTCCGTCAGTTTCGGCGCCAACAACTACATGACCATGGGCAGCACCTCCGGTGCCAGCAACAGCATCATCGGTGTCATCGTTGTAAACATCTTCTCCGCTAAAGGTATTGGATCTGGTGCCAATCTGACCGTCGGCAAAAGAGTACGAGACCTTTACAATAGAATTGTCGTATCCGGGGTTCGCTTTGATCCCCCAACTGGCCCAGAGGTGGTGGCCACGCCGTCTCCCGAAGGGTACTTCCAAACACAGGTCAGAATGACCTTTGAAACCTTCGAGGATCTCTAA